CAAACTGTTCTTCAGAATATATCTTGAGTCTTTCAGCAAAGTGACCAAGAGTATGATTCTTCCAAGACTTTCTCTGGAAGTCATCAGCAATATCAAACAAATTACAATGAGACTTTCCTTCTTTAAGTCGTAATCCTCTACCGATAGATTGTAGATTACGAATCTTAGATTTAGAAGGTGAAGCAAATACTACATTTTCAATTGATGGAATATTAATCCCTGTAGAGAAAACTCCGAAGGAGGCAATGCAAATTGCATCATCTTCCTTTTCCATTAATTTTCTAGCAGCTTCTCTTGCTTCTGTATCAGTTCCACCATAGATGAAAAACACTTTACGTTTATCTCCAGCTTTTTCTTTAATCATGTCGTAGAGTACTTTACCATGTTTTTCAACGTATTGGAATAACACTAAAGTATTTCCTTCAGTAGCTAAAGTTAGATTACGTATAAACTTGTTACGTTGTTCATGCTTAACAATAAAGTCCATTTCTTCTTGATAAGAAGACTTATTGACAATTTGTCGTGTAACATCGTCATACTTTAGAAGTAAACCAGTTATTTTTAACTTAGCGACACGACCAGTATCCATCAATTGTTTAGTGGATATAACTTTATGTACTGCACCAAACACGCCTTCTAGTACAAGTTTATGTACCTTCTTATTATCTATCGTTCCTGTAGTACCCATTCTATAAGAGCAAGAAGATAGTTTCTCCATGATAGAAGTTAAAGACTTAGCTTTAAAAGTATGTGCTTCGTCACCAACGATAACATCAAACTGTTTAAACCATGTAGATGGTTGACGAACGATAGATTGCCACGTAGTAATTAATACGTTAGCTTGAAAATCTTTTGGAAAACCAGAATATAGTTTCTGACAGTGTCTACCAACTTTCCAATTATTCGCAGAAGAATAATCTTCAAAGTCTGAATAAAGTTGTTCTACTAAAGAAGTAGTAGGCACGACAATAATACACTTTCTATCGTGTTCTAAATGCCATCTTACAGTAGAATAGATTATTAAAGACTTGCCAGAAGAAGTTGGTGACAAGAGTAGACAGCGCTTATTTTCTAGCGCGTGGTGAATAGCTTCAATCTGATAGTCGTAGATTTCAATAGGTTTTCCACGACCTTGTAAATTGAGCCAAGTTAGAAACTCTTTTAATTGAGATAGATCAATGTCTTCATGAGTATCCATTTCATTTAGATACTTTACTTCGTAGCCATTGCGTTCTGCGAAGTCTAAAAGATATTTGAGAAGACCAACGTATAGAGTCTTACGATGTAAGTCAAACATACGAATTTTACCATCCCACAACTTTGCTCTATATTGTGGAGTAAATCTAGCTCCAGGCATTTCAAATGTAAAGAATTCTGAAATTTCTTGAGCTACGCCTGGATCTGTAAAAATTCTAATATGTACGTCGTTTATCTTTTCAACATTTATCATCATGAACCTGCTACGAATTGTTTCCACTGTATAGCATTACGAATCTGCCAATCACGAGATTTAATCTGATTGAGTATAGACTCTAATGCTTCGATCATATTCTTTATATATTCGCATTTAATAGTGATCTTGTTTAAGTCCTGATCACCATCGAGGAATTCTTCCATCTCATTCTTGAGAGGTTTCACGCCTTGCCATTGAGACCATTTAAGATCTTCAAGTTCTTGCTTTCCCATTTCGCCACGATAGTATCTAAACTTGCGTTGACGCATGAGATTATATTCTGTTTGAAGCGCAGCAAGTTTCATCTTATGTTGAATAAGATAACGTAAATATTTTGCGTGTAAGTTTGGTGTTTTTACAGATTCACGATCTAAACGGTCATCGTCAATCGCGCAATCAACATCCCACATGTCGTGTAATTCATCTAGTGTCATAATAAATCTCCTTCTGATACATTATAACATGTATCAAATAGATTGTACAATTATGTAAATTTGTAGTATGTATATCTGAAAGAAGCAGATCCAATTAGATATTGGACGTCTTGATTGTTAGAAACAAATGTAACTGATTCTAAACTTTCTGGTACGCAATCAGCAAATTGAATTGCTTGGATTGGTATATTGTTATTGCCAAGAATGATTAAAGTTGCGTCAGATGTAGATTTTGCAACTTCTGAAAGACCAGGCATGTTGGAAACTTCAATAGTTTGTGTATATTGACTATTGTTTTCTGGGAATCCTAAACCGACAATCCAATCATGAATTGCTCTGTAGTTTTTCATTTTGTCATCGATTAAAAACTGAATACGCAAAGTATCAAATTCTATTTGATCGCCCGATAAAGGAATCTTAGAGAATGGGTTTAATTGCGTTGCTTCAGGTAATGTAATTGCTGGCAAAGATACTTCTTGACAGAAGTAACTTAATTCAGGCAAACGCTGAAGCGTAAACATGTATCCATTTGGAGACAATGGATTGATGTTTTCTGGCAAAGGACAGGTGAGAGTTCGTGTAGTCATAATAGTATTTATAAAGCAAAAAAGAGGGACCGAAGTCCCTCTTTAAAATACCTATCTACGTAGGCTTTTCCTCAATTACATGAGGTTAGTAACTGCTACCTTACGATAGTAGATGTTTGCACCAGCGGAAAGGCTAGTGAATGGGTTAGCAACCATACCGTAACGGGTCTTGAAACCAATCTTAGGTTGGAATGTTGCTGGGTCAACAGCACGTACTTTCTCTAGTGGAACGTATGGGCAGTAGAAGAGACCAGCATCATATGCGGAAGTACCCTTGTAACCAACTACGAAGAATTGGGTAGCATTGGATGCATTAGCATTTGCGCTATATGGATCGACATAAACCTTGTACTTGCCGTTTAGAACACCAGCGAAAGTAGTAGAAGATTCGTCAACATTAAGACCAGTGCTTAGTGCTGGAGCGTAGTCAAGAACACCTGCCATTGCGAGTGCGGATGCAACGTCTGCAGAGCAGATGAGGAAGTTACCACGACCACGACGGGTTGTTTGTGCAATAGCGTTTGCTTCACGTTCGATTTGGAACATTAAGCCCTTGAACTTCTCAACAGACCAACGGCCGTTGGAGTCAACGTCAAGGTCAAAAGTACCAGCAGTTGCAGTACCTGCTTGTGCACCAGTCTTAGCAGCAGCGTAAACTGTACGAACAACTTCACGGTTGATTTCGTTAAGAATTTCGCTGGAAAGAATGTTGCTGAGTTCGTTCTCAGCGTCAAGACCGTGAACTGCCTTAAGGTCTTGTGCAAGTTCTACGGTGTATTCAGCACGTAGAGCACGAGTCTTAGCAGTAACGGTGGTCTTCTCGATCGAGAAAGCCATTTGACCGAATGCAGTACCAGCACCTAGGTCTTCAGCAGCTGCTGTAGACATACCAGCACCAGTTGTGTAAGCACCATCAACTGGGTTAGAACCAGCGTGGGTACCTGTACCGGAGAAGTCAGTATCTGCTTCGTTGAAGAGAGCTTCTGCGCCGTTTTGTGCAGCATACTTGCTCTTCATTGCGAAGATAAGACCGGTAGGTTGAGTCATTGGCTGAACACCAGCGATGTCATAAGCGATCATCTGTGGAGCAGCACGACGAACCATAGCGATAAGAACTGGATCGTAACCAGCCATGTTAGCGTTGGTACCAGCACCGCCAAGAGCGATACCGTCACCGCCAACGTTAGCGATTTCGTTAAGAGCTTGAGCGCTCTGCTTCATTGCAGTTTCTTGGTTCTCAAGAAGTTGTGCAGTTACTTGTTTGCGATAGTCATCTTTAAAAGATGGTGCAGATGTAGACTCGAGAATCGGAGCCCACTTTTTAACTAATTCTGGACGTGTAGTCATTTTTGTTTCCTTTTGTGGATGTTAATTTATTTGAGTGCTGCTAGATATTGAGCCATAACTGGGTCAACAGTTTGTTGCTCTTCTTCTAATTGCACAGGTTCATCGGATACTGGAGACTTAACATCACCGGTAGCCTTCTTACCAAAATAATTTTCTTTAATAGTTTGAAGCTTAGTCTTGAACGATTCAGCATCTTCAAATGCAAGTTCTTCAGCAAGGCCTTTGAACTTTTCAGCATCAGTGTCTGCTAAATCAGCACAGAATTCACCAATTGACGAAACACGTTTCATCTCATTGATCTGCTTTGTTAGTTCAACATTAGCAGCTAATTGCTCGTCAAGCTTAGCTTTAGTGCTATCAGCTTGTTCTTGCAATTCACCAACTAAGTCATACTTTTCAGCAGGAACTTCGATATAGTGTTCCATAAAGAGATTCTTCATGCCAGCTACAAAGCTTTCCATGATATCGGTCTTCATACCATTTTCAAGGGCAAGTTCATTATCTGTCATCCACTGCTCAACTACGTAGTTGAGATATCCATCAACTTTTTCAACGAGACCCTCTTTGATTGACTCGACTTGCTCAGCAAGTTTTGTTTCAAACTGTTCTTCGAGTTTAGCCACTTCTGACTTAACACGAGTTACTACAGCAGCTTCGAAAATAGTAGCTGCTTTAGTTTTAAATTCTTCTGAAAGTTCTTCACCGTTAACGAGAGCAGCAACGTCTTCAGAAACGTCAACCTTAAGCTCTTCTTCTTTAACTTCTAGTTCTTCCTTAACTTCTTCCTTAGCTTCTTTCTTTTTGTAGCAGGAAGATGCTTCGTCTAGTTCGTATTGAGTTTGTTCTTCTTCAGAAAGAGCTTTGAATTCTTCTTCAGTTAAACTTTCAATTTTAATTTCTTCTGCTTGCAACTTCTTAGATTCTTCTAGAAGTTCAGCAATCTTTTGTTCGATTGACATCGTGTTCTCCTATAACTGGATGAGTTCTATAATTATTTATCTATTTTGTTATTTCAGATTTGTTAGAAAATTCTGAAAAGCCGCAATAGAGGCCTCAGTTAATCTCTTAGAAGGAGTTCTTTGAATTAACTTCTTTGTCTCCTCTATCTGTCTTTGCTCAAATTTTCCATCAACAAAAACCCATTCCACAGATTCCATAATGCCTCTTACGAAAGCATCAGGTGCTGAAGGGTCGGCGACGATGTCTGCTGCTGTTGACAACATAAAATCGTCTTGAACTACTTGGACACCTTCTTTATTCATTTGAAGGGAACCTAGTGCTCTTGAAGAAACGCCAAGATTTGCACCACCGTCTAAAAGACCACGTGCAATATTACCCATTGGTGTTTCCATAATCTTTGCCTTACCAACATAGTTAGTACCTTCTTTACGAAGGTCAACGATTAGGTGAGATACACGATCTAAATTGATCTGTGGATTATCTGGGTGACCTAATTCGCCATAAGCGCGGTTTTGTTTAACCAAGGATTCCATGTAACGACCAACTTCTTTATCCATAACTTCTTCTGGATACATGCGGCCATTACGATTCTTAAGGTTAGATTGAAGGAAGATACCTTCAATGAAATACTCTTTACCCTTGCCAAGTTTATTCTCAACAACGTATGTTGTAGTATCGAATACTTCTTTAATTAGTTTCATTTTAGCTTCCTACTACGTTTTCGTTATCGTACGAACCAAACTCTGCGGTTTCAATCTTACCGGACCAACCAGCAACTTTACGTAGAGTAATATAACCAGAAACACGTTTTGCGGCAACGTTACGAATTACAATATCTTGATCGTTCTGTTGAGCTTCAGTAATACCCATAGATGGTAGATCTAAAAATGGAGCATTTTCTGGTGCGCATGCAATAATAGTTTTAATGCCGCGAGCAACTTCTAACGTAGCCCCATCTTCTCCTGTTGATAAGAAACGAACAATGTTTACACGTGGTGTATCTGAATTGCGTGCTTGTGTGCTTGCTGTTAAACCTGAAATAGTAATAGTTGCATCAGCAATTTCAGCTGGGCACTCAAAATGAATAATGGTTTCTTGACCAGTATTCTTAATGGTGGTTAAATTCATTGGCATCTTAGGTTACCTCTTTAATTATTCGCATGAAATTCTCTTTAGACTCACGCATATATTCTACTATTTGATATTTATCTTCTAATAGAGTGTTTAATTTAGTTTGTGTATCTTCATCAATTGCAACAACACTACCATCATCGAGATTATGTTCAATCTTACCAGGTACAGAACTACTTTTCTGTTTAATTTCTACTAATACTGGGTCGATCGTAAAAAGATTGGAAGAAGCAAGATCTAAGTATGATTCGACTATTTTATCTGTTATCTTAATGCTATGATATTTGCTAATTAGATTTACTATTTTTTCTTCTGGGATTACAGCGTCGATATCTTTAAGTGTAATACTATTTGTGATATATGATTTAGCGTATTCCCTTGCTTCTTCCAAATCGCTTAATTCTATTTCTAGACTTTCGTCGTCAATAGAAATAGAAAAATTTTCACTGATGACAACGCGCTTTTCTTGATAGATGAAACTATCAAGAATTCCAGAACTTTCTGTAAGTTTTGTCTTAAGCTTGCTGAATGTTATCATCAGAATTTGCTTCTTGTTCTTTCGGTACAAACATCTTTTGAGCAATATCAACTCTATATGTATCTAAAGCCGATGATACCTTATCAGACATTACTGAATTAAAAGTATTTTCGATAGCAATACTGTCGCCAGAAATTAAAGCATCAATTAGTTCGCGGGTAGTTGTCATAATTAGTTTCCTTGTAGTGGCCATTGTGGAGCAGCATCTTGTTGATCTTGTGCTCCGGCATCAATTTCATTCTGTACATCACCTTGCAATTTCATCTTGGCGAGTTCCATTGCATGTTGTTCTTTATTATATTCTTCGTTTTCAGCATCAATTTCTTCAATTTCATCGTCGTCTAAACGAAGAATATTCTTTTTAACATATGTTGCTGAATAGTATTTACCAACAAATGGATCAATCATTTGAAGAATGTTTAAACGTCCTGTTAGTAATTCAGATTCTTTTAGTTCAGCGTAATGATTATCACGCATAAAGTCAAATGAAATCTGAGGACGAATGATTTCCCAATCATCGTGGGTGCATATTCCTTTTACAATAAGTTGAATTCTTAAAGCATCAAGGAATAAGTTTGTAAATTTCTTACGAATGCGAGCAATAAACTTTGTGAATTTGATTTCATCGCGAGTAATCTCAGAAGAACGACCTAGATTGAAACCATCAGTCTTTTGTAATCGACTTGCTGGAACGTTCAAGCATTGGTATAGTTTATTCTGGAAATACTCAATGTCTTCGATTTGACCAAGTGTCTGTCCACCGGGAAGCGTGGTTATCTCCGTGCCCTTACCACCCTCTCGGCGTGGCATCCAAAAGTCTTCCATCATCGACATATGTTTACGATCGTCTCTAACTTCACCGGTCGTTGCGTCATAAACAATTTTATTACGGAACTTATTCATAATGTCATTGACATATTGTTCCGCTTTGATCTTAGGTAAGTTACCTACATCAACATAGAAAATTCTACGTTCTGGTGCTCTACTGATTCTATAAATCACCAATGCGTCTTCCATCATCTTCAATTGATTAACTACTTTAATAGCCTTATGAAGATAAGAAAGAACCATACCACTATTGTGATCTACTAATCCAGATGGAACGTAAATCACAGAATCGACGGGTAGCTTAACACCTGAAGTAGATGCTTCGCTAATTCCTTTATCGTTATAGAGATAATACTCTTCAATCGATTTAACGATTTCTACACCATGAGCATTCTTTTCTTTATTGACGTGTTTGATTTTACGAACCTTACGAGGATCGATTTGTCTTAGTTCGACAATACCACCTTTAGGATTCTTTTCATCTATCAATACATGATAATAAATTCTACCATCTACATACCAATTACGGAATATGTCATGGCCTCTTTCATCAAATTTAAGAGTATGTAATAACGTATCAAATTCGTCTTTGATCTTATTTTTAATACCAGCCGAAAGCTTTACGTCATCTAATATAATTTTTACAGACTGAGCATCGTCGTCAATAACAATTGCTTCGTTTGTAATGTCTTCAATAGCGCTATCCGTATCAGGGTATAACGCTATTTCGCGATATCTACGAATCAAATCGTTTTCGCTCTTGATGATAGCGTCTAAGCTCATCACTTGTGCATAATAACCTGCAGCAGAGTTAACAACAGTAGCCCCGTCGTCAGATGAAGGAGCTACTATTGAAGGCTGAGGTGCGTCTTGCTTACGCTTTATCTCAAAACCGAATACATTCATAATCTATATTATCCAATTATAGTGGGAAAGAACCAACTGGTGTGTTGATTGTACCGCTTAGACCGAATCCAGAACCACCTTCTGTAGAAGTATTGGATGTCCAATAGTTGTACATGAAAGTAACGTTGAAAGTTTCGATTGCATTACCTTGATCGTAACCAAGTGCAATATCACCAACTTCTGTTGGGAAAGCATCAACAAACTTATAAGTTTTAACTGTAGCACCATTTCTGTCAAGTTGGTGAACAGATAGATCAACTTGATAGTTTGCAGGATTAGTGATACCAGTTGTAGCACCATTATTCTGAATGCCATTAGACCATTGTTCTAAAGCATTACGAATATTGAAGTTAGTATCGTTATAGACTGCAATTGTCCAAGGTTGGAAAGTGCGTTCGCCAGCAAAGTTTACTGGACGACCACGATATAAAACGCTGATAGGTTCGATCGTAGAAGCAGGAAGTTGTGCAGCATTACACAAGAATTGTGCTTGAACTCCAGCAACTGCTCCTAGCGTTACGAACGATGGAAAGGACAATTCAACACGGAACTGGTTAGCGCGAGCGCCACCACCGGTTAGTTGTGCCTTAAAATCTGAAATGTTTGCCATGTAAATGACTCCTTTATTCTTTATTTATTCAACGGGAGGATGGCTCCTCCCGATAAATTAACCACCGATTTCGTCAAAGCTTACTGAAGAGCGAGCTGCCACGAAGTTAAGAGTGATAAAGTTGATAGAACGATTTGGCTTAACAAAGATGCTAGCAACAAATTCGTTACGATCAATAACTTCACCAGTGTTATTGGTTGCATCACACTTAACACGGAAGTCGATAATACCACGACGACCTTGAACATTACGTAAGAATGGTTCCACTAAATTGCGGAATTGTGCACGTGTGAAATCATCGTTGAATTCGAACAACTGATATTTAGCAGCAGTTGCAATTGCTTTTTCTAGAACAATGAATAGACGACGTACGTTGATACGATCGAATGCGCTTGGTTTAGATGTGAATGTCTTATCACCGAAGAGGATAGTACCTTGACCTGGGAAGGTAACAACTGGGTTAACACCTTCTTTGTAAAGATTATCACGTTCAACTTGACCTGGATTGAAACCAAGTTTAACAACATTCTTAACTTGACCACGTGTGAATCCACCTGGAGAGAACCATGGATCTGTAGTGTAATCTGTACGAGCACATAGACCAGCGATATCGCCGTTCAATGGGATCCAACGATATGTATCGTTGTAACGATCGTATTGATACTTAGCACCAGAATCAAGAACTGCATATGTGCTATTAGTCATAGTGCTCTTGAATGTTCTAATTGCTTGAACACCAGCATCGCCAGAAGCAATGATTGGAGTACCATCTGCATTACGTGGAGATACGAATACAACACAATCACGACGTACTTCTGCTAGATCGCCAATTAATTTATTTGCAGTAGATACACTAACGTCGCCAGCAGCAACTAAAGAGATATCATATAGATCTGCATTTAAGAATTGCATGTATGCTGCTTCAATATTGCCAGCAGTTGCGCTAAAATCATCAGCACCACCAGTAAGTGTTAGAACTTGTGGTGTAGGCTTAAGATCACGTAGGTTAGTACCTACAACAACTGTATCAACACTTAAATTCCAATCAGCGTTTTGCGGGTCGTTGATTTGAACAGCAGATGGAGTGTTTAGAACCCAAAGATACTTAGATCCAGAGTTGATAGCATCACGGAAGTATAAGTTAGTACCATCAGCACGAGTAACACCTTTCAACTTAGAAAGATATGTGTACTTTTCTAATACGGAACCTGGTGTACCAGTCCATGTGCCTTGAGCACCGTCTAATACTAGAACGTGTAACTCGTCATTTACAATACCTTTACGAGATGCTTGAGTAGAAGTACCTGGTGCACCTGGGAAAGAATTGAGAATTAACTTAGCAGTAGCATTACTTGTATTCGCTGCAGCCCATGCATATACTGCATTGTCAACTAGAATAATCTGTAAGCCATTACCCAATGTTCCAGCGTATTTAGCTGCAAACATACCATAAACAGATTGTTGGAAATCACGGAAGTCAGAAACATAGTGCTGAGCATTACGTATTTTAACACCGCTGTTAGAAGAAAGTACAGCAGCAACATCCGATGGTAATACAACAGCACCAATCGTACCCTGGTTTGAAGCAGTGATAGTTACGGTTGGAGCAGCAGTGTATCCAGAACCACCGTTTGTAATGTTGATCTTTGCAATTTCGGAAGTAGCAACCGATGCAGAAGCAATTGCGTTTGTACCACCTTGTGGAGCAGCATCAATTGTTACGGTTGGAGCATTTAGATAACCAGAACCTTCGTAACCAGATACTAAAGTAATTGCTGTAACAACACCGTTAGTGATTGTTGCTGTCGCAAGAGCTTGTTGGCCACCTTCAACTTCTGGAGCAGAAAGAGTAACAGTTGGAGCTGTTAGATAACCAGAACCACCTGAAGATACGTTGAAACCAACAACTGCACCACCGGAAAGTACAACAGTACCGGTCGCGGTTACGCCGCCAGCAGTTTGTGGAGCGCTGAATTGAACGATAGTGTTATGTCCTGGTTTGAATCCAGAACCACCATCTGTGAAAGATACGTCTAAAACTTCACCACCTGCGGAAACAACAGCATTACGAATACCAGCAGTATCTACACGATTAACGATAAGATTGTTAGTATAAGAAAGGAAGTTTGCAGCCGTGAAAAAAGACTTGAAATTTGAATCATTAGGCTTGCCGAATAACTCTACGAGCACATCTTCCGAAGTAACTGTAGTAGGTTCAGAAACAGGACCCCATGAAAATACGCCAGCAGTTGCGCCAGCAGAAGTTGAAACTGCAGGGATAATAGATGAGAAGTCTTTCTCGATTACTGTTACGCCTGGAGATAGTGCAAAAGGCATTTTCGATTCTCCTTGAGAGTTATATTATAGGTAAACAGATGTCTGTCTACATGTATTTATTACTTGAGAAGTTCCAAGCCTTCTCGCATATCCGTTTGTTGTCCATCATCATAGAAACCAAACGGAGTCAAATCCTGTTCAATCATTTTCATTTGGTTTTCGTATATCACTTGTCTAATATTTATATTACTGAGTTCTTTAAAGTAATTGTTAGTAGTTGCCCAGGAAAACAAGACTAACGGCATAACCAAGTCATCATGATATCCTTCATCAGCTTCATACGAATTTTTCACTTGAATAAACGTAGAAATTTCTGAAATAATATCTGCATCAGGAATTAAAAGTTTCTTTTCTTCGACTAATGTCTTGAAATTTGAACACCCGATTCTTTTAACTCTTTTATCTGTGACAACACCAAGTTGTGTTCGTCCACCTCCGAAACCACCAGATATAGTTTGCCCGTCGCCGGATCTATTAACAAAAACGATATTGTCATATTCATACTCGTTATAGAGAATATCGGCAACTTGTTCGGATGAATTTATTTCAATTAAAACATAAGCGTTATTGTATTCAGTGCCTACTTTGTATATGACCGATGGATAGAGAAGAGGACTAATTTTGTTGTCTTTATATTTAGCAACAACTTTATATGGCATTTCTGTCATATCAACTACGACAAATGCAGAATAATCTCCACCAACACCCTTTGCAGTATCTGCTATAAGGCAATATGCTCTTCCTGGACCTTCATTACTTTCACGCATTGGCTTTTCATATACATCTAAACCATCTTTATGATATATGACTTCACCAGGAGACATTTGTGAAATAGCATTTGCAGAAATGAGTGTAAGACTCGAACCAAGGAATTTACATAAAACTTCTTGGTTAAACTTAAGATCTCCAAGTAAACGATGTTGGTTATCTGCCCAAGCCTGATCACGGCCCGGAATTTCCCAATATGGAATAAACAATGGAACAAATCCATTTCGTCCATGTTCTGCATCGTTCCAGAATTTCCAGAAGTGATTATAACCAAGAGGTGTAGAACTTAGAAGAATCTTCGTGTCAGAACCCGAGGAAATCGTAGGATAAACAGAAGCAAAGAAAGCATCAGCAATATTATTAGGGATAATAGCAGCTTCATCGATGTATAACATGTTAACAGTTTTACCACGGATACCAGACGCTGTGGTTGCTGCTGTGAATACTTTTGATCTGTTTTCAAGTTCAATGTCACCTTTGTTCCATGTTACGACACCTTGTTGCATCCATTTCGGAAGTGA